TCACTTCGTCGGCTCGACAATTTTACCCCGACGCAGGTAGTGCCGTTGCGTCGTTTTCACGTTGTCATGGCCCAAAAGATCGCTTGCCGCCTGCTGTCCACGCTGGTCGGACGTGTCATCCGCTGCCTTGGCCCGCAAATCCCGAAACTTGAAGTTGTCGATCTGTGCCGCCAGCTTCGGATGCTTCAATTTCGCCGCCTTACGTGCTGCGTCAAAGTGGCTCCGTAATGCTGGCTGAGTGAACGGTTTGCCGTCCCGATTCATCAGAAGTTGGTCGTGGATAATCTTGTGCTGCGCCTTCCGTACCGCAATCCTGCCAAGCAATTCGGCCAGCGCCCCGGTAATCGAGATACGCAGCCGTTTCTTTGTCTTGCCCTGGCTAATCTCCAGGAACCCGTTGGCAATGTCGCTGCCGCGCATCTTGAGGGTGTCGGCGGGCCGCTGGCCGGTGAGGTAAGCCAGATCAAGCGCATCTTTAAGCGCATCGCTGGCGCAGTCCCGTACCGCGTTAAATACCGTATCGGTCACATAGGCGGTCTTCTTTTCGATGGAATGGCCCATGATGCCGGTGCATGGGTTCGGCTCGTCCGTATAACCCCATCCCCGCGCATGGTTCCAAAGCGTGGAAAACAGCCGCTTGCAACGGTTTGCCGTGGTCGGCTTGTCCCGGTGATCCTCCAGAAAGGCTTGAATGTGCATCGGGCGGATCTGGTCAATCGGGGCGGTACTGAACGAAAACCGGATGTGCTTCATGTCGCTGGTATGCGTCTTTATCGTATTTCGGGCGAGGGTAGGCAGAACGTCGCGCACGTACCGGTCAATCACATCACCGAACACGGTTGCGGCCACCTCGACGTTCCGGCGCAGCTCCGCATACTTTTGCAGCGCTGCAATATAGTCATCGCCTAGCGGAATTTCCCGGCGCGGCTTTTCACCCGTATCGAAGTAGTAATAGACCTTGCCCGACTTTTGCGCCCGTCTGCGCATGTGCGGGGGCAAGTTGCTATGCTTGCTTGGCTTTCGACCCATGGCGTGGCATCTCCCACTTGGTTGGCATTTGCTGCTCTTTGCGACCTTCTGCTGCCGAACGCGTCACGATCGGCTTGCCGACTGCGTTAACAAAAAAGGGCAGGCCCATCTTCCGCAGGGCTTCAATCTGCTTGGACTTGATTTTACGTCCGGTCAAAACGACGATTTCCGATTCTTCAAGGAATACGGCGCTCATGTGTTTGCCTCCTTATGCTGCCTGCTCGAACAAACTGCATTGTTCGGCGCGTGGGTTCCAGTGCGTTGGGCATTGCACTGCGTCTATCTTTGCCGCCTTGCACTCCGCGCAGCCGCCGTCCCGCTTGAAGTTCTGCGCCACGTTGGTGGAGTCAGCGGACGCCAGCGGCCAATCCTGATCCATTTGCCCTAGCATCCGAAGCCCGTGAATCCACGGCATTCTGGTGCGGTGCTTGGCAAGAGCATTGAATGCTTCATCCATCCTGGCGCACCATTCCGGCGAGTTAATGTTCCAGTACCTGCCGGCCGATCCGAAACAGACTTTCGGCCATTCGTCGGTCAACTCCAGCAAATAGTCGATAGGCAGGCCAAGATGCCAAACCGGAGCGCCCAGCTCGCGGGGGAAAGGCCAGCGTGCCGTCATTTCCCTCTGCAACTCAACGCTTCCATCAATCACATCTGGCACAACCGCCCAATGCGGGTGACCAAGAATCGGCTCCACCCACTCATAAAAACCTTTCTCGTCGAGCGGGATGCCTTGGGTTTTGCAGGTAAAGGCGCCGTTATCGAACATGATGGATGAGGCAATCTGTAAGCAGCGGCGCAAGTCGTCAGGGCGAGGGTACGGCACACAGAAATTCCGACCTACCATCCGCATGATCTGCTCGATAGGGGTAATCGGCGTGCCGTGGTACTTGAGCGTCATGGCTTTACCCTGTACGTGCATGCATCTCCGCTTCCGATCCGGCGTACCGTAACCGCTGACACCGGCATGTCTTTCTTGATCTGATCGCAGATAAACACGCATAGGTTTTCCAGCGTGGGCGCTCCCAGGTCGGCAACTTCGTCAAGAAAGTGGTGATCCAGCTTCGAGCGCACCGATTCAATGGCTTTGCGCAGGTAGAACAAATCGACCGTTTGCCGTTTGTTCTTTGGCAGCGTGAAAAACTCCAGCATGCCGGCGGCGCCTTTGGTGCCGGCCACCGTCACGGTGGCGGTGTAGGTGTGGCCATGCACGCGTTTGCTCGGCGTAAATTCAGCCAGTGGCACCGCGCGGGTGAGGGTGTGCGCGGCGTCGAAGGTGAAATCCTGAGAGAGTTCAAACATCAGACTTTCCCCTAATGGTTTCGATATTCACGCCATGGTGATGCGCTGTCATGGTTTGCCTACCGCGAAACTTGTTGTAGAACTTGTCGGCAAGATCTTCATGGAAGCCAGTTTTGTGCAAAGCCGCAAACGTAACGATGTGCTCAACGTGAATCATGTGCGTGGTCTCAATGGTCAGTTGGTAGATGATCTGCGCATCGTTGATAGGGCAAGCCGCTGCAAACTGATAGCGGTAGATATTCATCCCTTTGCTCCACAGCTACACGGCCCGACCGGACCATCTGGATAGTTGCTAGTGGCGCAGTTGCTGAGATGCGCTGGTGCGGCAGATGGTGGAGCGGCGTAGAGCGGCATTCCGTTCATTTTGAGCAATCGCGCCCGTTGTTCGCCGGTTGTGCAAAGGTCGTACCGCTGGCCGTTGTCATAAATGACGACTTGTCCGATAGGCTGCTGCGCTTCTTGCGCACCTACCAACGATAGATACTGTCGATAGGTCATCGTGATCTTTTCGTCGGGATGCGCTACTGGCTGCGCGGTGTCTTGCTGCGCGTATCCCATGTTCAATGCCTGCGCCTGATCTACCAATTCCTGCATTGGGTCTTGCTGCGGGGCTGCGGCAAGCAATGCATCGGCCAGCATGTACAAGACATTTTCAGGATTGATAGCAATACTGGACGCTATTGCAGTAAAACCATTAGGCGCTTTTATCTTGATCGCCTTGAACAGCTTCTGATCCGCTCGCTCAATCGTCCATCCTTCCGGCGCACCGGCTGGCGCTGCTTGCGCGCTATCGAGAGCGGCAAGGGCGGCAAGAACTTTGTCATGTACATCCGTGCCGATCTCCCTTCGGATGTCTGGATACGCTTCAACAGCCAGTAACGCTTCCCGCGCACGCTTCAATGCTTCTTGTGGTGTGGTCATGTCAGTGCAATCCTCTCGCCATAAAAGCCAGATCCGCATTGCTGAACCAGAACAGCCACGCCACCAGCGCCATTGCAGTCACTATTACGATTGATTTCATTTCCCATCCTTCGTTTTCGGTACGTCCGCCAGCGCAAGGGCTACCACTCGCTTGATTGCCACCACTGTCGGGTTCGGTGCTGTCGGAACCCGCTGCATGTGGTCTTCGCATAACCGGGTGATTTCTTCGAGGGCTACGATGTGTTTAGCTTCCATGGCCCAGCTCCACGCCCAGCTCCTGCGCCGCATAGCATTCGATCCGAGTCATGAAGGCACTGAACTCCGTCACGTTCATGTCCGATGTGCTGATCCGCACCAGCTTGATTTCGCCAGTCGGCAGCGTGATCTCCTTCTTCGGCGCGAACATGTCTGCCAGGAGTTCATGCCATGCGTCCTTGCTGTACTGCCGGCCACCAACCCACGCCGATTCCGCGATCTCGGTCACGATGGCCCAATGCCGCTTGTTCTGGTCGAGCGTGCGTTTACTCTTGGCCTCGGTGATGGAGACGGCAAGCGGCTTGCCCGCATCGGCCATTGCTCGCCAGTTAGTGCGGAGGAATGCCCAAAGCTGCTGAGCATTCGATTCTTGGCGTAGCGTGATCGTCTTGTTCATTTGCTCCAAGCCTTTACTTTCAATGCAGCCCTTTGCACGGCCAGTGATTGAATTTCTTCCAGTCTGCTCTCGATACGTGCCGACACAACACGCAGGTATTCGAGCTGGTTGAATGCCTCTTGGACGTCGTTTGGCGAGTCCATTTGCCCGAATTTCAATATTCTCGGGGCTGCCGCCATCACTTCACCGCATACAGCCTGGAGCCGTTGTTTGGCGTCTTCGTGTGCGCCTCGCACCGTGGCGTACTCACCACGAGCAAGGCGGATTTCTTCAGGGATGGCGGATAGGTCTAGCATGGTCAGAAGGGAATATCCGTGTCTACAAAGTTGTCAGGAGTCGAGAGTGGCGCTGGCTGGCGGAGACCGCCCTTGCTGTACGTTTCTACGCCGGCATCCCGCTTGCCGCCCTGCAGTTCGATCTCGTCCACGCGAATATCAGGGCTGATCTGCTTGGCGCCGTCCTTGTTGACCCACTCCCGCAGCGTCAATGTGCCGAAGATTGTCACTTGCTGGCCCTTGACCAAATGAGGGGCAAGCGATTCGCCTCTTTTGCCAAACACGGCGCAGTTGAACCAGTTGGTCGATTTCTTCTCGCCATAGCCCACATCCGACGCAACGCGGAAGTTGGCAAGCGCATCGCCATTCGGGAGATACTTCACTTCGGCGTCTGCGACGATCCGGCCTGTAGCTGTCAGTTTGTTCATGCTGCTTTCCTTGTGGTGAGATAGTCTTTCTGCTTGTCGTAAGCAGCCTTCAGATCGGCTTGCTGCACGCCGTTGGCCTTCTTGTACGCTGCAGCAAACATTTCCTTGAGCTGATCAAGGTCGGCGCATTCGTGCATTGCAAGCTTCACCGAGTCGATGTCCGAAGCGGTCAAGCCGGGTTTGGCAACAGGCTGCGGGGCAGGGCGGGGCTGGCTGGCGCTATTGCCGTCGTCATCCTCCGGCGCTATCCCGCAGGCAGTCATCAGCGAATAGCGACGAGCGTAGGTGAGTGCGGAGCCATAGCCTTGCGGATCTTGCTTGGAGGCCGGAACGTGCAGTTTGCCGGTGCGGATCATTTCGCCCGATTCATGCAGGAACACGGTTTCGACGGTGACGCCGGTTGCGTCCTCGAATGTCTCCTGATAGACCGCAATGCCGTTTGCAAGCAGGGCATCGTCAACGGCTTCCAAGCAGGTTCCGAGGTCTGCGTACTTGCTCTTGAAATGCGGGTTGTTCTTGTCCTTCAAGGCAGGCCCGAAGGCTTTCTTGGCCTTGATGAAGGCGGGTGCGATCTGATTCATGCTTTCTCTCCTGTTCTTCTAGCCACTGCTGCTCTTCTTCCATTTCCTGCAACTGCCTCCAGCAAGCGCCGCTCATCGCAGGCTCCGTATCTCCGACTCCATGTGCGCGATCCGGTACTGGCTGTCTTTCTGGCCGGCCATCCCGTTCTTCATCTGCCATTTGAAGTGCTCAAGGTTTGAATACTCCCGGTTTACCTTGGCAATCAGTACCTGGCGGCGAATCCAGCGGCGCAGCGGTGTCAGGGATATGCTCATCAGTTGCATCACGGTTAACTCGTTGTGTAGTGGTTTCATGCTGGCTCTGGCTTGTGTTCGTGAATGTTGCAGCAGCCAAGCTTTTTCACCGCAAACTGGCCGACTCCACATCGGAAGTTCGCATCTTCTGTGTAGTCCGATCCGAAGATAGTGAAGTGCTTAGTGTCAAACTGGAGGTGAGCACAGTTGCCGCATCTCTTTGGCTCCACCCTTGGAACGTATCCTTGCTGCTTCTTGGCGACGGATTGCTTGCTCATTTCACCCCCGCAAAAGCAGCCGCCCAACCCGAGACAGCAACCGCCAGCATTGCCAGTAAGATGACGAAGCCGGTGATCATTGCGCCACCTCGACCGATACTCCACACACGCCGAACTGGTCATACGCATCCAGCATGGCTTCAATGGCAGACTTGGCGATTGCGGTATAAGCGATGCAGCCGCGAAGGGTGCGAACGGTAACGTCAAACTTTTTCATGCTTTGGCTCCCTGTATTAGTTGCCGTCTCTCCGGCTGCCAGCTCTGACGTAGGCTCTACGGGCTTGAGGACGCGCCCCGGATGCAATCGTCTCTGTAGGATTGCCCATTCCACAGACGCCTTGCGGTGGCGTCCCGACCTACTGCCTACGTTCTGAGTTCTGCTGTTCGAGCGAATCAGCGATCTTGCGAAACGAAGCCGCCAGGCCAGCACGCACCAACTTGTCTGGAACCATTTGTGCCGCCGTCATGATGATGTTCAGGCTGGCGCCGATGGCGACCGCAGCACCTTTACCCTCGCATTGCTTCCAGAGGGTCTTGGTAAGCGCTTCAACCCTGCGTTCCATGTCGTTCATTGCGGCTCCTGAGAATTGGTGCCGGTTATCGGGAGAACCGGCGACTCTCGGGTTGATCACTAACGAAGGCGACACTTAAGCGGCACTACCAGTGCAACCAACCCTTTTTGGGGCATCGACTTGTTGCTGTGTCGATAGAAGAAGTGTAGCAGCGTGCTTCACATTATGCAAGCACTAAGCTACGTTTAAATGAAGCTTGATGCTATTTATTTTCGGATTGACGTAAAAAAGCCCCGGCTAGCGGGGCGATCTGGCTACCAGCTCAAGGCCGGGAGGGGAGGGTAAAGACGAAAAAAATCCCGCACTTTAGGAGAAGTGCGGGATGAATATACTACCTCTAGGATGTCACAAATGAGCGGAGGACCACCAACGCTCAGTAATAAGAATACAACGCCTTTCTTAAGCGGCGCTTAGATAAATTTTATGGATAGATAATGTTTGCATTGTCACGCCACAAAATAAAAAGCCCACCGCAGAGGGTGGGCTTTAGATTGTCTTAATAACAATACTGTTACAGCTAGCGATTTTAATTTTTAGCCAATTCAACCTGCTTCTGGTACTCCTCAAAAGAGTGTCGCATACCTTTTTGGTGCTCTTCATTTGATAGATTCGCAATTATGGCAGACGCCATTTGATGAAGGATATTGGTCGGCATTACGACTGTGACCACGGGCCTTTGGCTTCCTGGTGGGAATGACTCTTGTGCCAATATTAGCTTCGACACAAAAGGACCAAATGCGAAAGCAGCCATTTGATCCGCATAAAGAACCGGATGTTCGATTTTCAGTGCTTGGGCATGTTTTTGCATTTCTGCCATAACCTGAGTCGAATCCATTGGGGTTTGGTTATCCATCTACATTTCCTTGTCCAAATTCTTCCTCAAAAGAGGGCGCGTATAGGGCTGCCGGGCTGAGATCTTGACTCTCTTCGGCTAGTTTTGAATAGGGGATAAAACGTACTGACAAGGCACAATCGAAAGCATGCGCCATTTTTACAAGCGTTTCCAGAGAATGCTTTCCATACTCGGGATCTTCAGCACGCGAAATGCCTGATTGAGTAGTCCCAATTAGTCGGCCGAGTTCTTCTTGTGACATTTCTCGCTTCTGCCGATTAGCTTTGATTTGCCAAGCAACACCTTCTTCGATTGAAGCGTCCATGTAAGCTTCTCGATACTCTCTATCAAACCAATTTTGTCTAATGGATCGTTGGTTTGCCGGGATCGCGCGCGACCTCTCCTGGGGTTGCGTTATCTGCCCCTGGTACAGGATCGAGACCGAAACATTGCTTAGTCCGAGCTGCGAACTGCTGATCACACGTGTGTTTGTGCTCTGTTGCTCGGTCAAGATAGTCTGAAGGAATGTAGGCGCCATCTTTTTCTGTTCCTGTATTGGTCATTGCAAATGCGCTGAAATTGTCGTTGAAGTGCCCGAATACCCGATGCTGCATACGATTCTCATCCGTGAATCGTATCACATATATGTGATTTCCTAATGGGCTTGCAAGAGGGCGTGACCATTCAGTTTTCGGTTGGTCTCTGAGCTGATCACGAGTTCGCTCGAACTTTGCCTTGGCTTTTTTAGATAAGGTGTTATGCCACTGATCAATAACATCGTCGCCTCTATGCGATAAAAAACAAAAGTAATTCCAAGGGGGCATTTTAAATAAGTGTCATTTAAATATTTATTGTTCCACCGTCTCTGTGGTTGTTCACAATGGAAAACGATTTGATTTGACTATTTATGGTGTAGAAATATTCAATATTTGTTTTAATTGCATCGTAAGAAGCAGAGCGGTTAGAGGCCGGCGCCAGGCTTGGCAGAGTCTTTGGTTTGCCCGATGCCATCAAGCAGTGCTTTTGCTGCCGTAACACTCTCATCCGCAACGCTCCAGATCCGGCTTAAGGCTACGCCGCGTGTAGCTCCATGGTTGATTCCCCATATATCTGACTTTTGTACCGGGATGTCGTACTTGCTGACAATCCCACCGACACCAGCCATGGTCGTTGGCAGCCCTCCGGCATATGCAAGCCTGTTGTCGCGCCTAGAGTAGAAATTGATGTCAGCTTGCCAGTAATCTCTCGCGTCGCCATAAGCTTCTAAAGCCTTTTCGAGGAGGGCGACCGCATCCTTCTCTTCGGGCAACTGAGCTGCTTGCCTATATTGGCCGAGATCTACTGCTATACGCTGAATGTAAGGCTGGTAGTCGTTGTAAGACACGCCAATATCGATGACGCTTTTCATAGCAGCGACGGACGCAAAGATGGTTTCGGCTCGCTTTGCCGCAATCTCCTTTACTGGCGCCTCAGGAACTGCCGGCGCTGCTGGGATAGCTTGGACGGCAGGCTGCGCGTTTGCAGATGACTTGATCGCTTCTTCCAAGCACTTATTGCGATCGCTCTGACGCTTCAGTGACTGGCAAGCCTTCACGAGAGATTCTGCATTGCCGCTCGCATGACCGCTCATCGAAAAAGCAAGAAGGGCTGCAAGGCAGATCATCCGTTTCATAACGTTCCATCAAGAGTTTCAAAAAAACAATTAAACCGTAAACCCTTCCCATGGTCATCCCATATTTATGAGAGGAAACTTTAAGCAGTTTCTACGGTACCTGACAAAGGTGCTCAAGATTAACTGTTTGACTATAGTTTTTCTAAGATTGCTGGCTTACACTGTATGCACATACAGTACTTTGATGTTCCTTCTGTTCCCCACAGAGCATCGGCCCAGCCCCGCCGACCCAGAACCACAGTTCAGGAACTCGTTATTTCGGCGAAACAAACTAAGCGCTATAGCCATTGCATATGGCAATAGCTCTCGGAGGGACTATGCAGCGGCAGGAACAGAAAAAACTTCAGGAACAAGAACAAGCGGCATTGGAAGCATTGCGGAGGATGAGTGACAGTGAGCGGGAATACGCTCTTTCATTTTTACTTAATTTTGCTCCCGATCGACGCGACGCTCCCACTCTCAAGCTGGTTATTGGCGGCGTCCGTGGCAATTCCTAGCGGCCTTGCTGCATTGACCGCAGCCAAAATGCCCTTTCGTCCAGTTTCTGTCGTTTGGCAGAAAACTGTAATCACATCCGCAAGCTGCTCAGGAGAGAAGTTATAGCCTGAAGCAGGAGGCCGGGCATCGTGATCGTTATCCATCCACCCGCGCTCAAGCTTCAGCCCTTCTTCTATGTCTCTGGCTAAATCATCGCCAACGTTGCGGATCGCTCCAGCATTGGTGGTCCGACGACTGAGTATTTGGTAGAGGGTAGGGCGGCTAAGCTTCTTCCCTCTCTCCTGGACGGCCGCAACAATCTTGCTCAAGCCTTTACCTTGATCACCAGAATCCCCGGCTGCGTTCTTCACCAGCGCTACTAAGTTGTCGTAGCGAATTTCTTGCACAGTTTTCATGCGAAGCATTTTGCTACGTTTGAACGTAGCTTGGTGCTTGCAATAAACGAAGCGTGGTGCTACAGTGTGTAGCATGAAGCTATCAGAATATCTCTCAGTCGAACGCGGTCGTGGGGCAAACATAGCCTCGGTCCTCAATGTGGCGCCTCAACAGGTCTATCAATGGGCTTCGGGCAGCCGAAGCATTCCGGTGGAACGGTGCGTCGAAATCGAACATGCAACGGAAGGTGCGGTGACCCGCCGTGATCTGCGTCCTGATGATTGGCAGCGCATCTGGCCCGAACTGGCCGCAACCAACGCAGTAAAGCACGGACGCCGCAAAGGCGATAAACGAACTTCGTAATTTGCAGCTTCGCCGGTGGCTTTCGAGCTACCGGCTTTTTTTGTACCTAAGCAACGCGGCTTGAGATTTATCAAATTCCTGAAGTCAATAGATTTCATTTAAGAACCTCCCTTAGTTGCTTGTTCTTCTAGTCGATGAAACAAGAATAGTTTTCAAAAGGAAATAAGTCATGCGCAACGTATCGCACAAATCATGGATCAGCACAGTCAGTGACGCGGTGAACGCATGGCGAGTCCGCGAAAACTGGAGCCGCGAAACGGTATGTCAGGAGTTCGTCGAAGAATTCGAGCAGACCGAATCACCGAACGCCTGGAACATCGAGTTCAGCAACCATGCCGACATCAGCCAGCGCCAGAAGAACAATGCCGACAAGATCATGCGGTGGCTCGACGACAGCAGCAAGGACACGAACCTCCTTGGCTTCAACTTCTCCCGCGTGATCCTGCGCCGCCTGCCTGCGGATCTGCGCATGGCCTGCCTGAACGAGATGCTGGCGCCGATGAACTTGTCCGTTCGAGGCCTGGAAGTGCAAGAGCAGGGCGCATTGAACGCCACCAGCCACCTGGTGAAGATCGCCCGCGAGACGTCGGAAGCGCAGGGCGCAGTTGCCAACCTGATCGACGGTGCGACGCAAGACGAACTGGCAAAGGCTGATCGTGAGCTGGCCGAGGCAGAAGAGGCAGTACGCGCCGCTCGCGCCGATGTGCGTCAGCAGATGTCATTGAGGGCCGTAGCATGATTCTCCCGCGCCCAAATACCGCGCCTCGCGCAATGCTTGAAGTAATCAATGCCCGTGGTGGCATGTCCCTGGAAGAAATCATCGAGTCGCCAACCCGCTTCGGCCTCGCTTACGCATATCACGTAAAGCATGCACTAAATGGTCTTGAAGATCGCGGCTTTGTTGTGCTCAAGGATGGCATTTTCAAGGCAACGACTGAGGCACGCGAAAAGCTCGCAGACCTGACGCCGGTCGTGAAAGCAAAGCCTGCTCTCGTCGGTCCGCGTGTCGTCAATGTGTTCACCCGCCCAATTCAGGCCAAGTACATCGCCAGTGCCACCGGCACGCGTAAAGAGGCGGAATTCTGGAAGAACGTACCAAGCAAGGGAGGGGATTGATATGGCTGTCGCAGAAACCTCTATCGAACGCTACCGCCAACTCGCCGCCGATGGCGAACTCGGCCCGCAGCAACAGAAAGTATTGGCCGCAATGAAGCCGGGCGTTCAGTACACCCGCGCTGAACTATCGAAGCTTACCGGCTTTGCTATCAACGTCATCACTGGCCGCGTCAATGAGCTGATCCACGATGAAAAGCGCCTGGAAGAGTGCGACATCAAGAAATGCCCGGTGACTGGCTACAAGGCCAAGACAGTCATGCTTGCACCGGCTGAGGGTGGCTAATGAAATCCGCAGCCCTGACCCGCAAGACGCCCATGAAGCGCACCAGCTTCACGCCATCGACACACAAGGTCGACATCAAGAGCGGTGCGAAGAAATACCGCAAATGCACCATCTGCAAGGAGGCGCCAGTCGCCAATCCGATGGCTTCGGTGTGTTCGGTCGGCTGCGCGATCGTGAAGGCGAACAAGGACCGCGAGCAGCGGGACATGCAGGCACGCCGGGTGGCACGGGCAGAGGATCGGAAGCGCAAGGAAGAAATGAAGACGCGCTCCGACTGGCTGAAGGAGGCGCAGACAGCTTTCAATGCATTCATTCGTGAGCGTGACCGCCAGGCCGGCCATCTCTGCATTTCGAGCGGCAAGCCCTTGGACTGGTCAGGGAATGGTGTCGACGCAGGGCATTACCGCAGCGTAGGCAGTGCCCCGCATCTGCGCTTCGACGAGCGCAATTGCCACGCGCAGAGCAAGCAGGACAACCGCTATGGCGCCGGTCGTGCGGTCGACTATCGCATTGGACTGATCAAGCGGATCGGCCTGGAAGCCGTCGAAGCGCTGGAGTCGGAACAGGCGCCACAGAAATGGACGATCGACGCGCTCAAAGCGATCAAGGCCACCTATAAGGCCAAGCTGAAGGCGCTGAAACAGGGGGATGCGTAATGGCTAATCCATGGTTCCGCGTATGGGGCGACATGGTCAACGACCCAAAGTGGCGGACCATCGCGCGCAAGTCCGGCCAAAAGATCGGCGACGTGATTGCCGTGTACATGCACATGCTCACCTGCGCATCCAGCGCGGAAGACCGTGGACACACCGAGGGCTGGTGCGACGAAGACGTTGCAACCGCCCTTGATATTGATACAGAGCAAGTTGAGGCAATCCGTGAAGCCATGCAGGGCCGTGTTTTGGATGGTGACTATCTCACCGGCTGGGAAAAGCGCCAGCCAAAGCGTGAACGGGAGGACGACACGGCGGCAGAACGTAAGCGCCAACAACGCGCACGGGAAGCCAATCAAGATGATGTCACGCCATGTCACGCCATGTCACACCAAAAACAGCCTAGAGAAGAAGAGATAAGAGAAGAAGAGAAGAAAGAAGAAAAGTCAAAAGCAAAGGCTTCGGCTGCGCCGAGAGCCCGCAAGCCCACAAAGTTGCCATTGCCTGCTGACTTTGCGATTTCTGATGACGTTCGCCAATGGGCCACAAGCAAAGGCTACGACCGCATTGACGAACATTTCGAGTCGTTCGTCCGGAAGGCGAGGGCGAATGGATACACCTACGTCGATTGGGACCAGGCATTGCAGAACGCTATTGCCGACGATTGGGCAAAGCTTCGGACTGCGCAGCCGCGCGCCTCGCCAGTTGCAAGCCGGCCCGAGAAGTTTGACCCGACCGCTTACGTGAACCGCCCCAGGACCCAACACCATGAACGCACCATTGAAATCGACGCAACTGGCGAACCCGTTTGACCTCTGGTTCATGCCGATCCAAGGCTTGAAGGGCATCTCCATGATGGACCACCTGTACAACCGGCTCGACGGTGCTTATCCGCACAAGTGGCGCTCGAATTTCAGCACGCCGGAAGCAATTGACAACTGGAAGGTGTCATGGGCTGAAGCATTCGAGGAAGAGGGCATCACGCCGCAGGACATCAAGGCTGGCCTGAAGGCATGCCGCACCAAGTACGACTGGCCGCCAAGCTGCGCCGAGTTTATCAAGGCTTGCAAGCCATCGGTTGACCCGCTCGTTTCCTACTACGAGGCAGTTTCAGGTGTAACAGCACGCGAAAAGGGTGAGATGGGCGAGTGGTCGCATCCTGCTGTCTATTGGGCCGCGATCAAGATGGCATTTGACCTGAAAAGCCTGACCTACTCGGCCATTAAGGATCGCTGGAACAAAGCTCTTGCCGACGAGATGGCCAAGGGCGAATGGGCGGCGATTCCGGCGCCGATGGTTGCACTGCCGGCGCCAGGTAAGACCGAGTTGAGCAAGGAAAAGGCCGCGCAGATGCTGCAGGAAATAGGTGCTTCGGAGGTGCTTAAGACCGCCGACACCAAGACTGACCACAAGCTTTGGGCGAAACGCATCCTTGAGCGCCACAGGAACGGTGACAAGTCTCTGACGATGATTCAGGTCAATTTCGCCAAAGAGTCGGTTGCATCGAGGGCGATGTGATGGCGCGGTGCACGAGCTGCGGCACCACCCGGTTCATGGAGTTTGAATGCGTCGCCTGCTGTGTCAGATGGCTATCCCAGATGACGAAGCCGGAAATCCAGACGAATGCGCCGGTAATCGAAACGGTAATGGGGAGCGAACACATGGAAAAGGTACGGCAGGCATGGAAGGAGCGCGTGTGATCGACTTTGTGCAGATTGGTATCGCCGTAACCGGAACCGTGGCCGTGTTTCTGACGCAATGCGAGCGCATCGAGTGGCGCCGGTTCGCGTGCATCTTCGGGATGCTCGGGCAACCCTGCTGGCTGTATGCGGCATGGAAAGCAGACCAGACCGGCGTTCTGTTCGTCTCCGTCCTGTACGCGATGGCATGGGCAAAGGGTATTCACACACATTGGCTCAAGGGGCTGACATGGAGCAGGTAGCCAAGCCCCTCAAGCAGTCGCCTCCCTGCTGTGTCGGGTGCGGAAAGCAACAGGGAACTGGTCACTTGCAGGGATGTGCGGTGAAGGCATACGAGCTGTTGATGGAGAAACGATCAAGGGAGGCGGCATGGACAGCGAAATGACGGATGACCAGGCAGGCGTGATGGTAATGATCGGCGCAACGGCTGCATTCCTCATGGGTGTGCTGCTCGGCGGGCTGATAGCAGTATTGATTATGAAGCACCTGAACTGAGGCAAGAATGGCAAGCAATAAGAAACCACGCAAGAAGTATGTCAAGAAGCGCGACCTGATTGACCCTATTCGCAGTGCCATCATGCGCGCGACCAAACTCCGTCCATTCGAGAAGGCGATGCTGCTGGATCCGATATGGGAAAGCTTTGAGAAGCTGAAAAAGGGCGAATGGAAGAACGAGGATTTCAAGTTCATGGCTGATTGCCTGAACGTCGCCCAGGCACTTACGCTGCCGGGGATTGGCCTGCTGCCTGACCACATGGACAAGTTCGATGCTGCTCATCACGCACTGCAGCAATTGTCCGCAAGGCGCAACGCTACTGGTAAGTGGCTGGCCAAGGGTGATGAACTGCGCACGATCGAGGTCGGGATCGAATTCCACGCTATCCAGATCGACTTTGTGTCCGCCGGCGAGCTGGCGAAGGCAACGCAGAGAGTAGACGACATCCTGAAGGGTGCGGTGTCAGGCAGTCCGGGCAAGGGGCACATTCACACGGTATTGCAGGCGGATTAATTAGGGGGAACGATGAGTAAGAGAGTCACTTGGGCACTGGCCGCATTTTTTGGGGTGGTACTTGTTGGGTTGTTCATCGGGTGGTACGGCGGCGCAGATTGGACGGTTCGGAGCGCAAAGAACGCGGAGGGTTTGTGCCTCATTCTATATATAGCGGCTAGCGCAGGCGGGTTAACACTGATGTTCCCGGGTTGGAAGTACACGCGATAAGGGGAGAACAAGGATGCGGCGAGTCAGAAAAGAAGAAGTGCAGATAGATCGGTTCGTAAAGCCTGACGCGCTGGACTATTGCCTGGAGTGCTGGGCGAGGGTGATGCAGAAGGACGATCGGGATCTGAGCGCATCCCGCATGCGACTGGATGACACTGGCGACCCGCTGCTGGACGAAAGGGGCAACCCGATCAAGGTGGCCTATGAATCCGACCCCTATGAAGAACAGCGCAAACAGGACATGAAGTACGGAGAGGCCACCGGAGCAGTCATCCAAGGCATGAAGCCTGCGCATCGGTGGGCAATATACCGGCGCTGCGGTATATCTACCCTGTGGAAATTCCCATTACTTGATTTCACAGTGGTGCTTATTGAAGCCGAACAAGATTTGCGCGACAAACTGAAAAAAAACATTGCAACCGCGACATTGTTCTGACACAATATTTCCACTGGATGCGTTTTGTCGTCCAGAGAAAAGTAAAGCCGGCCTAAAAAGCTGGCTTTTTTTTCGTCCAGACAATTCAAAGATCAGCCGGACCCCGCAAAAGCTTACGGCGCCGGACGCTGTAACCGGTACGAATTCAGGAGGCCAGCATGAGCAACGAAGCGATACGCACCATTCTCGGCTGGAAGCTCCGCAATGGGAAGTGAGGCAACTCGACTTTGGTGAATAGTTGCAGTGCACCATGTTGATGTAAAACAGTTCAAGTTGGAAATAGTGACCTATTCTGAATTTATCTCCCTAGGAAGAGATAAGTTTATTTAGCCCGCAACCGGAAACGGTTCGCGGGCTTTTTTATTCAGCAGGTTCGCCAGAGCGCTCCGAGTGGCGATGTGTAGCTGTCCCATGGGCAGAAATAACGGGCGCAGTTCCCGATGAACAAAGGCCGGGTCTCCTTCATCCTTCGGGGTGCGATCTTACGGCGCAGGCGGGAACGATTCACTTCCAGGGCTATGAAACTCCAAACACTTAAACCGCGGCTGACCACGCTCAGCACGTCAAGAGTGCAGACGCTCCCGAACATCCGCACAGGAACGGTAGAGCGCAAGCGAGGAAGCGCAGGAGTAAAGGATAGAAACAACATCCGCAAGCGTGACTGTGGCTTATGCCAGGAATGCAAGCGGAAGGGCATCGTCAGCTTGGGTCAGGTAGTCGACCACATCCACCCATTGTGGGATGGAGGCTCAGACGAGGACGATAACAAAGAACTACTGTGCGTCCCTTGCCACGACGTGAAGACAGCACGCGAGGCGAAGCAAAGGGCAGGGGGCAGTCCAATCTTTGGAAGATGAAGGGCTTGGACACCACCCGGTCCCGCACGCGCAAAAAAATCCCCCTATTCAAAAGGTAATCAAATGGCCGGAGTCAAAGGACGCAGCGGCGGACGCCGTGAAGGTGCCGGCCGTAAGCCCCAAGAACCCGCAGTAACCGCCTATACGGACCCGCTGGACTTCCTGCGGGCAGTCTGGAAGGGCGAGCTTGAGGCGAACGCGACACAAGTACGTGCGGCCTCGGCTGCGCTGCCGTTCATCCACAAGAAATTGGGTGAAGGTACTGGGAAAAAGGAAGAAGCCGAAGAAAAACAAAAGTCGGCGGCCAAGGGGCGGTTTGGTACGCGCCAACAGCCCAAGCTGGCGGCTAACGGTGGGAAGCTGGTCGAGTGAAAGAGTGGTCGACGGCCTGCCCGGACTGGGAAAGCCGGATTGTCAGCCGCGAAAGCCTGATTGCTTGCCAGCCGCTCTTCCCCGAGGTTGCAACCGAGGCATGGGAAATCTGCAGTCAGTTCGTGCTGACCGACGTCATGGGTCAACCCCTGCTGGGCGAGGCGTCGCTTCCCTGGCTGCGTGAGTTCGTGATGGCAGTGTTCGGCGCGGAAGACCCGGAGACCGGGCGGCGCCATATCAACGAATTTATGCTCATGGTGAGCAAGAAGAACGCGAAAAGTACGATCGCCGCGGCAATCATGCTGTGCGCGCTGCTGATGAACTGGCGCCAGTCAGCCGAATTGCTGATTCTCTCGCCCACGAAAGAGATAGCGGACAACAGCTACAAGCCGATCCGCGACTTCATCAAAGCCGATGAAGAACTGTCAGCGATGCTTAAAGTGCAGGATTACTTCCGCACGATCACGCACCTTGAGACAGGGGCGACGCTGAAAGTAGTTGCGGCAGACAGCGATACGGTTTCTGGCAAGAAGGCGTCTTTCGTCTTTGTCGACGAGTTGCACGAGTTCGGCAAGCAGGCGAAGGCATCAAACATGCTGCTGGAGGCCACGGGCGGACTGGCATCGCGGCCAGAAGGGTTCGTAATCTACGCCACAACCCAGTCGGCAGAACCTCCGGCAGGCGTGTTCAAGGCAAAGCTGGACTATGCCCGGAAGGTGCGGGATGGGCGGGTCACAGACAGGAAATTCCTTCCGGTGATCTACGAATTCCCGCGCGCCATGTTGGAAAGCAAGGCGTATGAAGATTTAAACAATGCCTACATCACGAACCCGAACTGGGGCGCGTCGGTAGACATTGAGCGCATCACCCAGCTACACAGCCAGGCCAAAGAAAGCGGTGAGCAGGAGTTTAAGGAATTCCTCGCGAAGCACCTGAACGTTGAAATCGGACTGAATCTTCGGTCCGACCGCTGGGCAGGTGCTGACTTCTGGGAGTCGGCGGAGACTGTATTGACGCTAGATGAACTACTGCAGCGGTGTGAGGTTGCAGTCGTGGGCGGCGACGGTGGCGGTCTGGATGACTTGCTGGGGCAAGCTGTGGTCGGTCGCGAGCGCGAAACCGGGCGCTGGCTGGCATGGTTTCACGCCTGGGCGCACAAAATCGCACTTGAGCGGCGTAAAGAGATCGCGCCACGCCTGCTGGACTTCCAACGGGAGGGATTCCTCACCATCGTTGATCGTCCCGGCCAGGACGTGCAGGAATTTGCCGATAACGTCTGCCGTGTCCGCGATGCTGGGTTGCTCCCGGAACAGCGTGGAATCGGCGTTGATGCAGCCGGCATAGGTGACATCGTTGACGAACTGGCTGCGCGCGACTTCGATCCTGAGAAAGACATCGTGGCGATTTCGCAGGGCTGGCGGCTAACAGGAGCAATCAAGACGACGGAGCGGAAGCTGGCTGGAGGGGATCTGCTGGTGGCGGCGTCGTCAATGATGCGCTGGAGCGTTGGCAATGCGCGGACTGTCCAGCAGGGCAACGCTGTATCCATTACAAAGCAGGCCAGCGGCACGGCCAAGATTGACCCACTGATGGCGCTTTTTGATGCTGTCTCGTTGATGGCACTCAACCCGGAAAGCAATCAAATTACCCAAGGATTCGTGGAACTGTGATGAAGATAAAAGACCTCGCTGCCAAAATGATGTGGTGGCGGGACTCGTCACGTCCGCAGGAAGTGCAAAACGTTACCTATTCCGACAGCGTCAATGAAGCATTCGGCCTGATCCCGGCTTCGTCGGGCGCCCATGTGACGCCGCTTTCTGCCATGCGCGTGTCGGCGGTTGCCGCCTGTGTGCAAAAAATCGCCGGTACCATCTCGACGCTGCGGCTCGATGTTTATAAGTTCGACGAGAACGGCAACGAAGTGAAAATGCCGCGTGATGCACTTTGGTATCTGTTGAACGAGCAGCCGCATTCAGACTTTACGGCGACTAGCCATTGGGAAACCCGCGTCAGCGCCCAACTCCTGCGTGGCGACGGTTTCACATGGATTCGCCGCGCATTGAACGGCTCTTTTAAAGAATTCCTCCCGCTGCCGTGGGGCTGCGTGAACCCGTTCCGCATGCCGGATGGATCGGTGCGCTATTACATCAGCCTGCCGGATTACGGCATTCAAACCTGGCTGGAACCCTACGAAGTGCTGCACTTTCCCGGTCACGGCTTCGACGGCCTGAAATCGATGTCGGTGATTGCCTATGGCGCCCGGCAGGCAGTCGGCAACGCACTGGCAATGGACGAATACAGCGGCAAGTTCTTTGCCAATGGTGCGCATCCGTCGATCATTCTGGAGGCGCCGGCCAAAATGTCGCCGGATACCATCGACAAACTGCAAGCCTCATTTGCCAACAAATACGCCGGGCTGGATAACGCGCACCGCCTGCCGCTGGTACTGACTGAGGGCATCAAGGCGGAAAAGATCAGTCTGTCAGCCGACGACGCGCAACTGCTGGAAGCGCGTAAGTTCCAGGTGACTGATATTGCCCGTGCTTTTGGTGTGCCGCCGCACATGATCGGCGAGACAACCGGTTCCAGCGCGGTGGGAGCCGGTTACGAACAGCAGGCCCGCGACTTCGTCATGCACACGTTGCGGCTGCACCTGAAGCGGCTGGAGCAGGAACTGAACCGCAAGCTGTTCCCGCGTGACACCGGGCGTTTCGTGCGTTTCGACCTTGGCGACCTGATCGAAGGCGATAGCAAGGCGCAAGCCGAATACAACCGCGCCGCGCTGGGCGGACCAGGCACCGGTATGGGCTGGATGACCGTCGACGAAATCCGCCGTACCAAGGGGCTGGCGCCGATCGGCGGCGAAGCGGCCAAAATCTTTGACCCGCGCACTACGAACGGACCACAAAATGAAAATCCTGCAACTCCTGCGTGATAACGCCACCCGCCGCCCGGTCAACCTGGTGCGCAACGGCGCCGACGCAACGCTCTACATTTATGACGTCATTGACCCGTATTGGGGCGTCAGCGCTCCCGGCGTGATCGACGCCATCGCGCAGGCTGGCGACGCCGCGACCCTGCATGTTCACATCAATTCGCCGGGTGGCGATGTTTTTGAAGGCCGCGCCATCATGGCCGCGCTGGGCCGCTTTTCGGGCAAGACAATCGCGCATATCGATTCCCTGTGCGCATCGGCGGCGACCTCGATTGCCTTGGCCTGCGATGAAGTCGAAATGTCGGACGGCGCTTTCTTCATGATCCACAACGCCAGCGGCGCGGTATGGGGCGACAAAAACGCCATGCGCGAAACCGCCGACTTACTGGAAAAGATCGAAGGCGCAATCGTCAACGACTACGTGAAAAAGACCGGTCTGGACGAAGCACAAATTGTCGACTGGATGAACCAAGAATCATGGTTCAGTGCATCCGAAGCACTTTCCTACGGCTTCGTCGATCGCATCGCCGAGGCACCGAAGGGTGCCAAGAACACATGGAACCTGTCCGCATACACGAAGGCGCCTGAAAGTCTTTGTAAAACTGAACCCGAAAAATTAGAAACACCGCCGGTGGAAACGCCGCCTGAAGACAAAAAACCGGCCATGGGCGTGGCGAATGCCAACCGCCTGCGGCTCTTACAAGTTGTTTAGCGCTTCTCGCGCATAACGCCGCAGAAGGACGGATTCCTTCGCATTAGCCACCCGATGCGGTGGCTTTTTTTATGAAAGCAAGCCATGCAAAATATCCAAGCATTGCGCGAGAAGATTGCCAACCTCGCCAACCAAGCAAAGCACCTTTTGGCTGAAAAGGGCGACCAGACATGGTCGAAGGAAGACCAGGCAAAGTTCGACGGTTTCGCCAATGAAATCGAGTCGGCTACGGCGCAGATCAAGGCCATCGAAAAGATGCGCGACATCGACGCTGACAAGTTCTTCGAGAACGCAGCACCGTCCGGCAAGTCATTGTCGAACGACACTATCGATGCGGTAGCAGCCGTTGCACTGTACCTGCGCCACGGCAACAACGTAACAGCAGAGCAGGCAATCGCCATCCGCAACGCCATGTCGACCACAACACCGGCAGAAGGCGGCTACACCGTGCCTTCCGAAATCGCTGCAATGGTGGTCGATGCGATGAAAGCATTCGGCGGCATGCGTGAAGTGTCGCAGATCATCTCGACCGCAGGCGGCAATGCGCTGAACTATCCGACATCGGACGGCACATCGGAAGTGGGCGAAATCGTTGCGGAAAACGCTGCTGCTACCGGCGCCGACATCACTTTTGGCACCGTTGCAGTCAATCCGTACAAGTACAGCTCGAAGAAGATCGCACTGCCTGTCGAGCTGATCCAGGACAGCGCCATTGATGTGGTTGCCTTCGTCGTCAACCGTCTGGCCACCCGTCTGGCACGCATTACCAACCAGCATTACACCACCGGCACAGGTTCCAGCCAGCCGTTCGGCGTAATGGGCCGCGCATCGGTCGGCAAGACTGGCACAACCGGCCAGACGTTGACAGTGACCTATGACGATTTGATCGACCTCATCCACAGCGTCAACAGCGCATACCGTGGCCGTGGTGCCCGCTTCATGCTGCGCGACACATCGGTTGCGGTCATCCGCAAGCTGAAGGATTCCGCAGGCCGTCCGATCTGGAATCCGGGCGACAACGAAAGCATCAGCGGCGGCACACCGTCGACCATCTGCGGCTATCCGTACACGGTCAATGACGATGTCGCAGCGATGGCAGCCAATGCCCGTTCAATCGCGTTCGGCGACTTCTCACAGTTCGTCATCCGTGACGTTGCCGGCTCTACCAGCCTGCGCCGCTTCGATGATTCCGCCTTTGCCTTGAACGGCCAGGTCGGTTTCTGCGGCTGGACTCGCACCGGTTCCAACCTGTTGGATACCGCTGCGGTCAAGGTGTACGTCAACTCCGCGACTTAATAGCGGCAATGGAAAGGGGGGCTTCGGCCCCCTTTTTCGGAGAACAACATGGCAACGAAAAAAGATCCGAAACAGAGCGCCACTGAAGCCGCCGTGTTGCGCGACTGCCATTTCGGCAAGGTCGGCGATGTCGTCGAGGTGTCCGCCGCTGATGCTGAGATCGGCGTTGAACACGGCATGCTCGACCCGCACCCGGACGCTGTCAAAGCGGCCAAGGCAAACAAGCAATAAGGAATCATCATGCCCATTCTGACGACCGACATTCTGTACCGTCTTTCTGGCGGCGCGGCCAATTCGACGCAATCCGCATCACTGGGCGGCGCAAAGTCGAGCAATGCCGCAACGGCTGCGATTTTCGATGATGTCAGTTCGGCGGAATCGTCGGCAGGCGACATCGAATACCGCTGCATCTATGTCCACAATAACCACGGTTCCCTGTCGCTGAACAATGCGGTGCTGTGGCTTCCGGTCAATACGCCGAGCGCATCGACCGTTGTGGAAGCAGGGCTGGGAACCTCCGCCATCAACGCAACAGAACAGACCGTTGCCGACGAAAACACCGCGCCATCGGGCGTGACGTTTGCCGCCGCCGCGACGAAGGGCGCAGGCGTTGCGCTGGGCAATATCCCGGCTGGCCAGCATCGCGCCGTATGGTTGCGCCGCACGGTCACCGCAGCAGCGGCAGCAGCGTCGGACAGCTTCACCATCCGCGTCGAAGGCGACACGGCGGCTTAACATGAACGCTCAACAACTGGCGGCATTGAAAGCCGAAGTGCAAGCGGACCCGACCGGCAAAGGCTATGCCGCGTATCTTCCGGCATCGCCTGGTCGCGTCGTGGAATTGCTCAACGCTGACACCGAAAGCGGCGTCAAGTCGCGCATGGTGACAGCTCGCGCCATCCTGGCCGAATGCGGGCCGGGCGCTTCCGTCATTCTCGACAAGCTCGAAGCCGCTGCGGCAAACCTGTCCGCCGTGAAATGGGCGGTTCGCTTTCTGTCGCAGGATGCAGGCATTGATGTCGGCAATCCGGCAACGCAGGCAATGATTAATCAACTGGTTGCCGGGAATGTGCTGACTGCTGCCGAAGGCAAGGCGCTGAAGGACATGGCATTGCAGCCAGCCAGTCGCGCCGCCGTTCTTGGATTTGGCGTCGTGACAGAAGCCGACCTTCGTACCGCATTGGAGTCATAAATGGCAACCGTCAAACAAGAAGTCGGCACCCGCACCGCGCTGACCGCAACCGGCCTTTCGACGCTGGCCAGTGCTACATACGTCGCCAGCAACGTGCTGGATGTGTCGGCAAATGACCCGCTCGATGTCATCGTGGAACTGGCGATTACGCCTGGCACGGTTGCTGGCAACAAGCAGGCGGTTCTGTTTGCGCAGGCTTCGCTCGACAATACCAATTTCCAGACTGGCCCGGCAAGCGGCACGACGACCACCGATGAAGCGGTTTTGACGCTCATCGGCACACTGCCATTGCCGACGAATGCCACCTTACAGCGCAAGGCGTTTTCTGTCGCGGCGGCTTTTGGCGGTGTGTTGCCGCCGTATCTGAAATTCGTGGTCAAGAATGATTCCGGCGCAGCATTCACGACCGGCACGATTCACACGGCGGAAGTCAGCGGCACGGTGGTCTAAATGGCGGCACTGATTCTGCCGCGCCGGTTCAGCCAGCAACCGCAGCAACCGGCGCCGCTCGACCTGTCGAACCCGCTGCTGAGAGGCACAACCGGGCTATGGTCATTCCAGAACGGGCTCGACATCCGCGACTTGGTTACCGGGATTACCGGCACGTTTTCGGATGCGGCGGGGAACTATTTTTCAGCAACCGGCCCGGCTGGGCGTGGTCTTCGGTCGGCATCGAATACCAGCCGCCAGATCAATACCGGGCGGCTTGCATCTTCGCTTGGTGTCAGTGGTTCAAGCAATCGAACCATCTATGGCGTGGCGTCGATGGACCCGATGGCCGACACGGAAGCAATCTTCACGCTGGGCGTGCCGTCATCGGGGCAAGACTGGACGCTGCGCAGGAACGGCGGCACTGGTGGCTGGCGTCTGAATATTTGGGGCGTTGTATCCGTCGATTTCACCTGCGAAGTGCCTGAAAACGGTCAGGTAATTTTTATCTGTACGCAGAACGGCACCACCATAAATATCTGGATGAATGGCGCATCGCGGGCGAATAACACTGGAACGATCAATACCACGGATGCGAATTTCTGCATCGGCGGCGGTCCATTCTGGCCATCCTGGGCGCGACCGATTCAGATGGTGGGCGTGGCCAACCGCGCATGGACAGACAACGAAAAGCGCGCTTTTTCTGACAACCCGTGGCAAGTATTTAAGGCGCCAAGCCGCCGCATATGGGTGGAGCCGGTTGCGTCAAACGGCGAATCACCGGTATCCGCCGACCTCGCCGCATCGTATGCCATTACCGGCACCGTATCAACCGACCTTGCCGCATCGTATGGCGTGGTTGCCTCCGTCAGTGCAGACCTTCCCGCCAGCTATGCGATTGTGCAGTCGGTCAGCAATGACCTGGTGGCGTCCTATGCGGTCGAAGCGTCCACCACGCCGGTCAGCGCAGACCTCGCCGCCAGCTACAGCATCGCCAGCTCGGTTTCGCTGGTGTCGTCCGACCTGTCCGCCGCGTATGGCATTTTCCAGTTGGTGGCCTCCGATCTGGCTGCATCCTATGCGGTTCTCAACGGCACCGTGGCGGTCAATGTCGATCTGGCTTGCGCGTACAGCATCAGCGGCAGTGTCTACCGCGACCTGGCTGCATCGTTCGCCATCCTGTCGGTGCTGAACTATGCGCGTGCGCCAGCAGGCGGCGGATATGCGCCAGCGCGCAGGACCATCACACGGCCCGGCAGCGAATCGTCAAGCCGGGCAGCAGCACTACAAAGGAACAACCGATGACCACCCGACTGATAACACCGGCGACTGAACTGGCGGTCACGCTGGCGGACGCAAAGGCGCATTTACGCATCGACGGCGACGACCAGGATGCAATGGTGGAAGCGTGGATCCGCGGCATCACCGCCCATGCCGAGCATCAGATGGGGCGGTCGATCCTGACGCAGACATGGAGGTGCACGCTTGATGCATTCCCTGACGCCATCCGGCTGGACTTCCCGCCGATCGTGTCGGTTTCGTCGGTCAAGTACATCGACGAAGACGGTGCCGAGCAGACGCTTGACCCTGCAGACTATATCGTGGACACGGTCAGCGAACCGGGTTACATCGTGCCGGCTGACGGCGTCGAATGGCCTGCCACGATGGCGCGCATCAACGCGGTGAATGTCGAGTATGTCGCGGGCTACGGCGCCACTCAGGCAGCGGTGCCGCACGGCATCAAAATGTATCTGCTGGCCAAGCTGATGGAACAGTACCGACCGAACGCCGCGCTGAAGGACGGCATCCAGACTTCGTTCATCGAAAGCCTGCTCCATCCATTCAAGATTTGGAGCCTGTAATGGATCCGCGCAACTTCACCGAACGAATAACCATTCTGCAGCAAGGGTCAAGTGTTGATGCGATTGGCCAGCCGGCAGCTGCTGACTGGGCCGAATTTGCGAAGGTGTGGGCTGACCCTCGCGGATTGAACGGGCTGGAATCGATCAAGGCTAATGCGCCGACCTCGACGGTGAAAATCAGCAGGCGCATCCCCTACAGAACCGGCATCACCGCAGGAATGCGCGTGTTGAGCAATGGAGTGTTGTACGACATCGCAGCGGTGTTGCCGGACCTGAAGACAAGGGAATATGTCGACCTTGAATGCGTGGTGATCAATGGCTGACGCCTTCAAGATCGATTTCGACCTGTCCGGCATCAATGCTGCGCTCGACAACCTTGCCGATGGCGTCAAGGAACACGTTCGGCCCGCCGCGCAGGCTGGCGCGCAGGTGCTTTACCGCGAAGTGCTTCAGCGGGTGCCGGTGGCAAAAGAGGCGCGCACCGTCAAGGGCAAGACATACCAGCCCGGCACGCTGAAGGCGTCGATTTACCAGGCATACAGCGACGACAACAGCCGCGCAGGGCAGGCGACTTATCACATCAGCTGGAACCGCCGCAAGGCACCGCACGGCCACCTGATCGAATTCGGCACATCGCGCATGGAGGCGCAGCCATTCCTTCGTCCGGCATACGACGCCGCGCACAAGGCAGCGCTGGAAGTGGCGCGGGATCGGCTTGCCGCTGGCGTGCAACAACTCCTTCGGAAGGCAACATGACAGTCGAATCGGATATTTTCAACCTGCTGAAGGGGCTGGCCGGCAACCGCGTCTATCCGGATCGCGCACCAGCCGATACCGCTCGCCCGTACATCGTTTATCAGCAGGCGGGCGGCGAATCCATCGCCTATGTCGAGAACACGCTGCCTGACCAGGAAAACGCACGCTTCCAGATTGCTGTGTGGGCAGACACCCGCATGGCTGCAAAGGCACTTATCAAGCAGGTGGAAGCCGCGCTGGTCACCACCACGATGTTCCAGACCAAAGCGCTGGGCGCATCGGTGTCGACGATGGACGAAGAATTGTATGGTTCGCGGCAGGACTTCAGCATCTGGAGTTCCCGCTAAAAAGTAGTGAATCCGCCCGCAAGGGCATCCCCATAAAGCCGCATCGGATCGTCCGCTGCGGCTTTTTTCTTGCCCCCTAAAGGGGCTTTTTTATGCCCGTTCGGGCAAGAAAGGCGTTTCAAATGGCATCCGTACCAACCGGCACCACCTTCTTCATCGCATCGGCTTACGCTGCTGCGATCCCCACAACCATCGTTTCCAACGCAGCCGAGGCAGTCGTGACTGCAACGGCGCACGGTCTGGCCAACGGCGACATCGTTGAAGTTACCAGCGGCTGGGGTCGCCTGCACAAGCGCATCGCCCGCGTCAAGACTGCCGCAGCGAACACCTTCGTTCTCGAAGGCATGGACACATCCAGCCTGAACTTCTTCCCGGCTGGTCAGGGCATCGGTTCGGTTCGCAAGGTCAACACCTTCACGCAGATCACCGGCGTGCTGGCGACCAGCTTCAGCGGCGGCGACCCGATCAACGTCAGCTACAAGTACCTCGAATCGGATGTGCAGTCGAGCATCAACGACGGTTTCAACCCGGTCAACGGCACGCTGAACATCGATGCTGACATGATCGGCACCGCTGGCTACAACGCAGCGAAGACGCTGACCGATGTGCAGACCGACACCTGCGTGCTGATGGTTTCCCGCAATGGCTCCAAGGTCTACCGTCCATGCACCGTTGCGCTGAACGAAGAAGTCACCGTTAACGACGGCAACATCAACCAGGTGGTCCTGTCCGTCAACGGTAACAACCGTTCGACACGCTACGCGTCTTAATCCCCCGGGCTTTTAGCCCATCACCAGGCACCGACCGGGCTGCTGTCTTCCTTCGCGGGAAGCAGCGGCTCGGCACGGGCATAGTTTTATCCCGCGAAAGGTAACAACATCATGGCTAAGCCAAAACTCGTATTGACCGCCGCTCCGACCTTCAAATCCAAGGTTGCCATCCCCGTACCAGGTGGCCAGCCTGCCGTCGTCGAATTCACAATGAAGGGTCGCACCAAGGACGAATTCAAGGAATTCATCAACGCACTGGCAGGGCGCGACGACATTGACGTTCTGATGGACATCATCAGCGGCTGGGATCTGGAAGACGCATTCAACCGCGACGCCGTCGAGAAGATGGATCAGATCTACATCGGGGCCGCACGCGCCATTATCGAGCGCTACATCGCCGAACTGACCGCGGCACGGCTGGGAAACTGAAAGAGGCGGCGCGGGCGCTCTACAAGCGTCCGCCATCCGCCGAAGAAATCGCCGCCAGCGGCTTCGCACCGGAAGACTTCGAGGAAGATCCGGTCGAAGTGTGGCCGGACAATTGGGATGCGGTCATCCTGTTCCAGCGCATGGGCCGGCAATGGCGCACCGGCATGAATGGTGCGACCGGGCTGGATTTCAATGTCTTGTTCCGGATGATGGACCGCATGAACCTGACGCCGTCCCGCTACGACGAACTGGAATATGAAATCACCGTGCTGGAAGGCGCAGCGCTCGAAGCAATGCATGAAAAAGACTAGATCACCGAGGACTTATGTCTGACTTAAAAGCGCAACTAGAATTTACCGCTAACGCCGACGGCGTCGAAGCCGGTGTCAGCAAGGCGAAGCGCTCCCTGACAAGCCTCGGTGAAACTGCTGAAAAGGTAGGCAAGCAGACTGCCGACGGTCTTGAAAAGATGGGTAGCGGCGGCGAAAAGGCCGCGGCCAAGGTCGACAAGACGACGAAGAACCTGGCCGAATCGATCCAGCGCGCAACCGCTGCGATGAATGCTGGTGCAAAGGGTTCGGCGGAATACTATGCGGCACTGGCCAACACTCGCGGCGCAGATGCCAAGGTGCTGGCACCTTACCTGGCTGCACTGAAGGAAGCCGCCGACCGCACGAAGATTGCCGCCGAGGCGAACAAGAAGCTGGAGGAATCCACGCGGTTCCTCGACAACCTGCGCAACAAGTCCGACAGCATCGGCAAGACCGCGTCCGAGCTGGCCGCATTGCGCGCCGCGCAGTTGGGCGTGTCGGACGCCGCCGGCCCGATGATTGCGAAAATGCGCGCCGCCGAAGAAGCCGCCGAGCGCGCAGGCAAAGGCATGTCGCGCTTCGGTGCAGCAGCGCTGAATGCGATCGGTGCATTTGCGACTATCCAGACGGTAATCAGCGCCATGAATAAACTTGGCGCGGCGGTCGACCGGCTCGACAAGTTCGATGAACTGTCGCAAAAGCTGTCCATCAATGCGAAAACGCTGCAGGAACTCGCCTATGCGGGCAAGATGTCCGGTATCGAGCTGGATGTGATGGCGGCATCGTTCAAGAAGCTGCAGACCAATATGTTCGAGGCCACCACCGGCGGCAAGGAACAGGCTGCGGTGTTCAAAGCGATGGGTGTGGCGATCACCGATGCAGCCGGCAACCTGCGCGCCACCGAGGATGTGCTGGGCGATGTGGCTGAAGTATTTTCCGGGCTGGAAGATGGCGCGACGAAGACCGCGCTGGCTGTCAAGCTGTTCGGCAAGAGCGGCACCGACCTCATCCCGACCCTGAACGAAGGCCGGGCCGGGCTGGCAAAGCTGACTGAGGAAGCGCAGCGGCTGGGCGCGGTGATGGGCAGCGACGCCATCAAGAACGCCGCCGAGTTCAACGACAACCTCGACCGCATGCGGACGCTGGCGGCAAGCGCTGCCAACGGTCTGGCGTCGAACATGATTCCGGCGCTGAACAACGTCATCGAACGCTTCCTGGCAGCGACGAAGCATTCCGGCTCCTTCATCGAGCAGATGAAGATTGCCGCCGGCATCACTGTGCGCGGTGCGTTCGGGCAGGATTACGGCGACCAGATCCGCGCCACCGACCGGCAGATTGCCTTGCTGGAAACCCGCAAGGAACTTTCCATCTTCGGCAAGGGCGCGCTAGACGAAGACATCAAGAAGCTGCAGACCGTGCGCAAGTCGCTGCAGGAAATGCAAAGCCTGCGTGCGCTCGAAGGCAGCGACGGTTATGCCGACGCAAGCGACCGGCGCGCAGCAGGCGGGTCCACCGGCGCCAGTGCGTCGTCGATCGCCGCAGTGCTGCGCGACAGCAAGGACACCGGCGGCAAGGGTGGTGCCGCGACCATATCCGAATACGACAAGCTGGTTGCTAGCTCGACCGCATTCATCGAAAACCTGAAGTTGGAAGCCGCGCAAGTCGGGCTGACGAACAACCAGGTGAAGATGATGGCAGCGGCCAAGGCGGCAGCGCAGGCGCCGACCGAAGCGCTGCGCAAGGCGATCATGGAATCCGCGCTGGCACTGGAAATTGCCACCACGCGACGCGAAGAACTGACCGAAGCGGAAAGAGCCGCCGCCGCCATCCAGAAACGATTCGACGACAATGCCGACCGGGTGCTGGAACAGGTGCGCGCACTGGAACGCGAACTCGACACCTACGGGCTGATCGGCTCGGCGGTCACCGACCTGTCCATTGCGAAGACGCAGGCAGCGCTTCAGTCCCGCGAACTGAACGAGGGGGAAGTCCGTTCGCTGGAATTGCAATTGTCGGCATTGCAGCGGCTGAAGGATTTGCAACTTGACAAGGAAGAACGCGACGCATCGGCAAAGATTGCCGCCGATGCGCTGAAAGCGGCAGACGCCGCGGCAAAGGAATGGCAGCGCGCATCAAGTGAAATCGAGCGGTCATTGACCGACGCATTGCTGCGCGGCTTCGAGTCCGGTAAGGGGTTCGGCAAGAACCTGGTCGACTCGCTGAAGAATATGTTCAAGACGCTGGTGCTGCGTCCGGTCATCTCTGCGGTGATGAATCCGATTGCAGGCGGCATCCAGAACATGATCGGCGGCGCCATTGGTCAAGCCGCCACCGGCGCGGTCGGTCAGGTTGCCGCCAGCGCGGGCGGCAGCATGGTCGGCAGTCTGCTGGGCAATGCCGCCGGCCTGCTGTCGCCTGGCGGCACCGGGCTTGGTGGCTTGCTCGCCGGTGGTGGAGTGCTGGGTCCGCTTGCGCTGGGCATCGGCGCCATCCTTGCCATCCACAAGGCGACGAAAGGCGAAACCCGCGCAGGCGGTCAATACGGCTATTCATTCGATGGTCGCAGCGTCATCAACAACCGCCGCGGCGAAGTCCTGACAGCAGGCGGCATCGGCGCGCAATTCCTCGAAGGCCCGAGCGGCGGCGACCCGTATGCAAAGGAAGCGAAAGCCGCCATCAACGGCACCGTCGACAGCATCAATGCGGTACTGAAAGCGGTTGGTTCGCAAGCGTCGCTGGTGGGCTTCCAGGCGGCATATGAAACATCGGGCAAGGGTCGCGGGGGCGTGTTCGCGGGTGGTCGTCTGTCGACCGGCGCCATGTTCGGCGAAAGCGGCGAAGGAAGCAACTACGAAGGCACGCTGTACGAATCGACCTCGACGCAGTCGCCTGACGCGCAGACCGCCATTGCGAACTTTGCGACCGACCTAAAGCAGGCCACCATCCAAGCATTGCAGGCGGCAAACGACATCCCGAAAGCCATCGCCGATGTGGTCGCCAATATCGACGCAGAAGCATTGAGCGACGATGCTGCCGGCCAGTTGCTGACGACGATCGACAACATCACCAAGGGTGTGACGCTGCTGCGCGAAGGCATCGCATTGCTGCCGTTTGATAACCTGGCAGGGCTGAGTTTCGACGCCGCGGCGAACCTGATCAAGCTGGCAGGCGGCATTGATGCGCTGGCAGGCGGAACATCGGCATTCGTTCAGAATTTCTACACCGAAGCCGAACGGATGGCAAAGGTCGCCGAGTCGGTTGAAAAGCAGATGGCAGCGCTCGGCCAGTCCAGCGTCGACACCAAAGAAGAATTCCGCGCACTGGTCGAAGGGTTGGACCTTGCCCGGGAAGCCGATGCAAAGCTGTACGTCGAGCTGATGAAACTCGCGCCGGCCTTTGCCAGCGTGGAAGACTATGCAAAGCAGGCAGCGGAAGCGGTCGAGGAAACCGTCAAGGAAACCGTCGACGCAGCCAAGGCACTGAACGTTGCCGCAGCCGAACGGCTGGCCATGCTCGAGCGCGAGCGCGATGCCATCGAGGAAGCGAACGCCATCATCGGCGACCTGTCCGCCACGCTGGAATCGCTTGCGAAACCGGCAGCGCGGGCGGCAATGGCGTCCAACACCTACGGGCTGACGGCGCAGGAGCAGGAAAAGTTCGGCAACTTCGTCGGCTTCCTCGACCAGGCGAACGATGCGCTGGCTGACATCGTCGCGCTGGGATTCCCGGCGGCGATGGCGGCGCAACTGGCCGAGGCGCAGAACCTGATGCGCGAAGGCACCCGCATGCTGGTGGCTGGACTTGTGCCGGATCGCCTGCGCGCTGGCAACGGTGCCGGTGCGCTGGGTGCGCAGATGATGGTCGACGGACCCGACCCGAGCGGCTATTTCGCCCGCGGCGACATCTCCGGATACAACCGCGCGGCCATCCTTGCGCGTGCGCGTACCGGCTCCAACCTGGCAGGGCAGGCATCCGCCGATGCGCTCAACATTCAGAATGTTGCGCAAGTCATTCGGGATCTGATGGCACCGACCCGCGATGAAGACTTGTTCCAGATCGTTCGCAAAAGCGTGTCGGACGGTTACGGCATCGGGCAACCTGGCCGCAGCGGCGCGGGCTTGTTCGATCTGCTCAACTTCGAAACGCAGCGCAGCATCGAAGATCAGTATCTGCCGACCGGGCCGGGCATCGCTGGCGTGCAGCGGGCGCAAATCCTTGGCGCTCGCGCCGGCTCCGATGCCGGCTTGACCGAATATAACCGGGCGATTTCGCAGATCAAGCAGGCGCATCATATCGGCGCGCTGACGGCGGACGAATATGCCGAAGCGCTGGAAGTCGCCAACGAGATCGGTGAAAAGTACATCATCAGCGCGGAGGATCGCGCCTTTGCGGTCGAAGCCGCCGCACGCAATATCCAGCGTGCCGGTCTGGATTCGATTGCCTATTACTTCGATCAGATTGGCCAGTCCGTTGCCGCCATGACCGAAGCCGCAGCGGCTGCGAATGAGCCGATCGCACTGGCAACCGCTGCCATCGGTCGCCTGACCTCGACCGCTTATGTGTTCGGTGAATCGGCCAAGGCAGCGCAAGGCGGCGACTTTACCGCATCCGAAAATGCCAGCGTGCGCAATGCCGCGCTGGTGGCCGAAGCCGCGAAGATTGCCGCCGCAGCCATGACGACGCAGGACGCCGCAAGGGTGGCCGAGCAACTGAAGGGCAAGGACGCATTCAAGGGTCTCGGCAGCGATGCGGTGCGCGATGTGTCGCTGCTGCTGGACGGCGTGCGCGAATATGATTCCGCATCCTTCGAGAAGGCATTTGCGAAGATCAACAATGCGCTGGCCAATGGCACGTTGTCCGAAGGCCAGTATGCGGAACTGTTCTCGCTGGGGCTGGAACTGTTCACCGGTCCGGACAAGGAAGCCAACAAGCTGACCGATGCGTTCGCTAGCCTGCGCAAAGCGGCGGAAAGCCTCGCCGATTCGCTGCTGGTCGATGATGTGCGTTCGACCCTGAACCCGCAGCAGATGATCGCCGAGGCGCGGCGCCAGTACGAGGAAGCGGTTGCCGGTTCCCGCAACGGCGACACCGATGCGATCGCCAAACTCGACGGTGTCACGCGCAACCTGCTGGATGTGCTGCAGGCAAATGCCGCGTCCGGTCTTGAATATAAGACCTCATTTGCTGGCATCATCGCCACGCTGCGCGAGCTGGAAAAGCTCAACGGTGGCCCGGTCGGGTCGAAGTTCGCATTGCCTGGCTTTGCGGTCGGCACCAACTACCTGCCGCAGGACATGGCGCTGTACGCGCACGAAGGCGAGCGCATCGTGCCTGCCGCAGACAACCGCGCCATCATCGCAGCGCTGCGCGGCAACAGCGGCAACGACAAGGTCGAGGCACGGCTGGCGCAACTGGAAGCGGTACTGCGCGACATCAGCGCGGAAACACGGGCGAGTGCGCAGCACGGCAGCAGGCTGACAAAACTGATTGAACGGGCAATGCCGGACGGCGACGCCTTGGCGATAAGGGAAGCGACAACATGACCATGTCCGTAATTGCACCGGTGGACATTAGGACCGCCATGCTGACATCCAGCACGGTGGCCGAAAATGATTTTCCGGTATGGGTGTCGGGCACCACCTATGCGGTCGACGACAAGCGCATCCGCACCGAAACGCACCGCATCTATCAGCGGCTGACCGCCGGCGCAGGCACGACGCCACCGGAAAGTGATCCGACGAATTGGGTGGACATCGGGCCAACCAACCGCTGGGCAATGTTCGATAACGTCGTCGGCACGGTCACAACCGGCACTTCGCCGCTGACGGTGACGATTCAGCCGGGCAGCATCGGCGGGCTGGCAGCGATGGAACTGGTCGGCACATCAGCAACGATCACGATGAAGGACGCACCAGGTGGCACGACGGTCTATAGCCGCACGGTCGACCTCGATGGCTCCATGATCGATTCCATCTACGACTGGTTCTTCGCCGAGCAGGAGCAGCGCGCCGACTTCGTTTTAACTGATCTGCCGGCGGCATTTACCGGCTGCGAACTGACCATGACCATCACCGCCAGCAGCGGCAACGTGTCCTGCGGCGTGTTCAAGGTCGGGCCGATTACCGAAATCGGACGCACGCAGGCCGGCGCGCAAGTGCGAACGCTCGACTATTCACGCAAAGAAGCCGACGCGTTTGGCTATGTCGAAATCGTCGAGAGGCCATTTCGCAAAATGGCTAACTTTTCGGTTGTCACCGACGCAGCCCGCTTCAATAGTATTTATCGTTTCCTGACCTCGCGCCGCGCCAAGCCGTCGATCTTCATCGGCTCCGAAAAGACCGGGTTGGAACCGCTGTTGGTCTATGGATTTATGCGCGACTTCTCCATTGATGTCGCCTATTTTTCGCATCACCTTTGCTCCCTTGAGTTGGAAGGATTAATCTAAATGGAATTGACGCCGCTCCCATCCCTTGACCGTACCAGCGCGACGTTCAAGAACGATGTCAACACGTTCTTCGGCACCTCATTGCCGCAGTTGGTGAACGAAATAAATACCGGCATGCCGGATCTGGAAAGTGCCGCCAACCTGGTAGAGGGTGGTTTGCCGTCGATCGTCGCCGCGGCCAATTACAAGGGGCTATGGTCGACGCTGACCGGCGCGCTGGCCATTCCTGCGTCGACCTTCCACAATGGCCAGTTCTGGCAACTGCTGGAAAACGTCGCCGATGTGACCGCCGAAGTGCCGGGTGTATCGTCGAAATGGGCAGCGTACAGCACGAAGCCAACCATCCCCCTTGGCACAACGGTCGCAGCCGGTTCGCTGGTGGCCGAAGATGACAGCGGCAATTCTTTCCCGGTCACGGTGCCATCGACTTCGGTGATCGCATCAACGGCAGTCACGGATCGCCTGATTATCGAACTGGCGAACGGCAATTTGTTGGATCTGTATAGCGTATCGGCTTCGCCGTATGCCATCGTGGCAACGGTGTTGAATGCGGCAACCGGCGCGGTGGTGGCAACAAACACGATTTCGGTCGGCACGCAAACATCATCGCAGCGTCCGATCGCCTTCCCGTTGACCGCCGGCGGCTTTGTCGCCTTCTATACTGCCAGCGCTGGCGCGTCACTGATCGCGCAGCGGTACGACAACAGCGCGCAGCCGGTTGGCGCGGCACTGACGCTGACAACAACCGCATCCACGACCGGAACCTATCTGTGCGGCGGCTGCCAGATGGTCGATGGAAACGTCGCGTTTGTCTGGTGCGACACCAGCGGCGGCAACCATGTTCGGCGCGCTATCTATTCCGCCGACCTGACAACGGCGACGGTCGCGGCTGGCGCGTTTTCGGTGGCGATCTCCCATCTTGGATACGGTTCCAATCCGGTCGCATTGCCTGCGGGCGGCTTTGCGTTCTCACTGTCGGACGGCGGCACGAATCACAACCTTTACACGGTCAACGCATCAGGCGTGCGCGTGTCGACCGTTGCTATCAGTTCATTTACCAACGTGCATGATTCGACGCTAGTCGTTCCGACCACCGGCGAAGCTCTCGTTCATGTCTTCCGATCCGGCTCGACGCTTGGCCGCACCGCGTACATTCTGACTGGTCAAACGATCAGCAATACACTCGGTTCCGCTTACGCATCCGGCGGGCCAGTCGACGGCGCGACGCTCGCCGCAAACTATATTTGGGCTTGCGCTTTGGGCGATGGCACCATCGGCATGTTGTCCGTGCCATCAAATATGCCATACCTGATGTTTACGCGCACCGATGGGCGTGGAGCCGTGCTTGAGCATGGCCCGCTGATCGAAGAATCGACGATTATTTATCCAATCATCTGCAAATCTGGCATTAACGGTTTTGCGGTCGCCTATCGCGGCACCAGCCAATTCCCGCGCACGCACATTACACGGAGTGGCTATCTTGTCGGCGTATCACGCGGCGAAAGCGGCGGGCGCATCCAGTTCGACCCGTACGGCGAAGTCGATATAGGTAGTTATATGCGCGTCAACGTCGGCGGCGCAAAAGTAGGGTATGAGCGTCGCGGTCGGAAGATCCGCATTTAATCAAGGGGCAATATCATGTTCTATCTGATCGACAATGCAACCGGCACGGCACTCGCGCAAAGCAGGAAACCGGCAACCTTCAGCGCCGACCATATCGACTTTGCCGGCGAGCGCTGGCTATGCTTCACCAATGCCAACGCCAGCGTCATCGAGGCGGCAGCGGTCGACTTCGCGCCTGGCAAGTACAAGCTGGAAAATGGCGCGCTGGTGCTCAATGCCGCCTATGTGCCGCCGACACCACCGGCGCCAGTCGTGCCGGAACAGGTCGCCATGTGGCAGGCGCGTGATGCGATGATCGATGCCGACTTGCTCGACGATGTCGAGGCGGCTATGGCGGCAATTCCCGACGCCAAGGCACGCAAGAAGGCGCAGCAGAAATTCGAATATTCCAACAACATGCGGCGCGACGATCCGCTCTTGAAGATGCTGGCTCCGTCGCTGGGCCTGTCCGAGGCGCAGATTGATGCGCTGTTCATCGCTGCGGCAAAGAAAGTCTGACCATGCTGCGCGCTGCGTTCTATAAGGGAACCCGGCCCGGCATCCCCGGCATCTATAACCGCCTTGTGCGGTGGTGGACACGTTCGCCATATTCGCATTGCGAGCTGGTGTTCTTCGATGGGCGGTCGGCATCGTCTTCCTTTATGGATGGTGGCGTGCGGTTCAAGAAAATCGACTTCAATCCGGACCACTGGGATTTCGTCGACTTGCCGCTGTATCTGGAAGTGCCGGCACGCGACTGGTTCATGCAGCACATGGGGCAACCCTACGACATCCTCGGCAACATCCATTTCATCCTGTCACCGATCGGACACGACAAGCGCAAGTGGTTTTGCAGCGAAGCGATGGCCGCCGCGCTCGGGTTTGAAGATCCGCACCGATACGATCCCGGCACTTTGCATAGTGCGTTACGTGCTTTCAGACAACCGCCTTCTGGCGGTTTTTTTACGTCAACCGCTTAAAGGAAGCACATGACAAACGAGGAAATCCACGCTGAAATCGGCGCGGTCAAAGGACTCATCCAGGCAATGGCCGACCGATTCAATCGCATGGAGAAGTCCATCGATTCTGTCGTGTCGCTCGACAAAGCGGTTGGCGAACAGGCAATCCGGCACGACAACCAGCAGCGTGAGATTCGGGAACTGGCGCACGATATAAAGAACTGCCAGCAGCATCACATCTTGCAGAACACCGCTACTGCAACCCGCGTCAGCACCTTGGAGGAAAAGGCGAACAAGGTGCAGGGCGCAATCTTTGCGATGAAAGTATTTTCCGGCTTCGTGTCCATGGTGCTGGTGTTTTCCAGCAAGTGGGCATATGACCGCATCGAAACAGACCACGCCAAGATCATCGCGCTCGGGCATAGAAGCGAATTGCGCAACCTCGAAGTGGCGGACTTGCAGCGGCAGATTAACGAAATGAAGCAGACAAGGAGCGCACCATGATTCTCACTCTCATCTCCATGTTCGGCGGCGGCCTGATGCGTTTGCTGCCCGAAATTTTCAACTTCCTGAACAAGAAGACAGACAACAAGCACGAACTCGACATGCTGGATCGCCAGTTTCAGCTCGAGCAAACCCGTGCGGCTGCGCGCGTGGATGAAATGGTCGTTCAGGGCAACATCGACACGGCGCTTGAAATGCTGAAAGTGCAGGGCGCCGCGGTGAAAGCTCAGATGCAGAAAACCGGCATTACATGGGTGGATGCAGCCAATTTCGCAGTACGTCCGCTGACCACCTATTACATGCTCCTGCTGTATGGAGTGGTCAAGATCGCAATGTTCATCGTGTCGCTGCGCTCGGGCTTGTCAGGATGGGAAGCGATCCTGCACATCTACGACCATGAAGACCGGGCGATGCTGTCGGGCATTCTGGCGTTCTGGTTCGTTGGCCGTGTATTCGACAAGCACAAATGAACGACATAGTCGAACTGGCGGCAGAAGTCGTCAAGCCGTTCGAAGGGTGTCATCGCAAGGTCCGAACGTCGGACGGCTATCTGTTGAAGCCGTACCTGTGCCCGGCAAATGTCCTGACGATCGGATGGGGCGAAACCGGACCGCACATCACGCCGGAAACCCGGTGGACGCAGGAGCAGGCGGACATGACGCTCGAGCTTCGGCTGAAGCAGTACCTGCTCGGCGTCTACAAACGGTGTCCGGCGCTATACCTGCTGCCTCCCGAAATGGCCGCAGCCTGCACTTCGCTGGCATACAACATTGGCCTTGGCGCCTTTGGGGCCAGTTCGGTATGTCGGCACATCAAGCGCGGCGATCTAGCCAAGGCTGCAGACTCGATTCTGCTCTGGAATAAAGGCGGGGGAAGGGTGCTTGCCGGGCTGACGCGGCGACGCCATGCGGAGAGATTGCTATTCCTGAAGGGATTGGATCGGTGAGCGCCTATGCCATGGCGATGCTATGGGCTGGCATGTGGCAATCTTGGGCAAGCGTATGGTAAATTGTCATTTTTACCAAAATGCAACTTTGCTTAACTTGCCGTGGGGACAACGAAATGGCCAAAAATATTGCCAAGTCATTGGCAACATGGAGTGTATCCAAAGGCTTGCGCCTCCCAGAGCAGCAGCTTGATCGGGTAAATGAACTATCGTCCCTGCGGCACCTATTGCAGCAATTGGAAATTGATTGCGTATTAGATGTTGGAGCAAATCGCGGGCAGTATGCACAAGAGTTAAGGGATATTGGCTATACCGGCCATATTGTTTCGTTTGAACCAATATCCACTGAGTTTGGCATCATGAAGAAAAGCTTCATGGATGATGCCAAATGGCGGGGGTATCAAATGGCACTCGGAAGCAGAGAGGAATCGCTATTAATAAACGTACCTAAACTCACGGTAATGAGTTCTTTGCTGGAGTCCAAAACGGCGGAGAAAAATACGCGATCTGAACAAGTAGCAGTCAAAAGACTTGACGCTATGTTCCCTGCGCTTATTAGCGGGTTGGGCTGCAAAAACGTTTTTCTAAAGATGGACACCCAAGGCTACGACTTGGAGGTTTTTAAAGGCGCATCAGATTGCATCTCCAGCATCAAGGGTCTTCAATCTGAACTCTCGGTCCAGCCACTTTACAAGAACATGCCTCACTACTTAGAAGCGTTGGCCGTCTACGAGTCTGCAGGATTCGATTTGCACAATCTCTCGGTGGTAAGCCGGATAAGCAATGGTGGTCTCTTGGAGATGAACTGTTTCATGCGTCGTTCCAACTAAATTCGGACCGCAGGGCGGAAAAATGTCGGAAATATTAGACGTCGGGTATAGGGGAGGTAGCGCCACCCGCCGCTCATCAGGCATTTTAGATGCGCCGCCCATGCCGCCTTCATCATGCCATCTTTGAGGTGTAAGTTAGCCGCTCCGTTCAGAGCCGCCTGGTACTTCGGTATGAGCGCTCTTTTAACATGCGAATTCAGATTCAAAGATTGAAGAGATCCTAGGAACGTCGCATGTGACAGCAAGTATTCCTTCGACTTTGAGGCCGACAATGGATTGTCCACTGTTACGCGATACGTCATCGATGGATCAAATTTAATTGATTTGCCGTTCGACAGTAAGAGGAAGAACAGATACGTCCACTCAAAAAACTTGTATTCAATGTCCAAAAGGCTCAAGTCAACAGTACTGGCTCGGAACATCGACGCGGGAGAGGCAAACCAGTTTGACCGAAGGAAGGCAAGGGCGGGATCCTTGTTGATTTGTTCTGCTGACTCACGTACCAGTGGCGCGTCATCCGGCGTGTTGATGTAGCCATTTGTGACCACGACATCCGCATCAGGGTGCTTTACCAGAAAATCAGCCCGCGTCTTCATCGCTCCGGGCAAGAACTCGTCATCGTCGTCGAGGAAACAATAAAACGCACCTCGGGCTGCAGCCAGTCCAAAATAGCGGGCCTTCGAGACGTTGCCTTCTGCGCGTTTAATTACTTTGATTCGGTGGTCTGACTGTAACGTTGTAAAGATGCCGTCGTCGTAACGGTTGCCGTTTACAACTACGATCAGTTCAATGTCGACGCCGGTTTGAGATAAGACGCTCTGAATCGCACGCTCGATGTAGGATGCTCGCTTAAGCTCGCATGTCGTAGGAATGATCACTGAAACGGTATTGGGGGCGGCCTCAGGATACATAGTGGTCCAACAAAAGGTTGACTGCAAGTAAGTTTAGCAGAGAATGTTGGCTTACAAATCCAACCTCGACTGCTCCGCGATACACGGCTCTCCCTCCAGCTCCTTGCGCAATACGCCGATGACCATCTCCGCCCCGGAGCCTGGGGTGATGGAACGCTGCACCTGATCGGCTCGCAGGACGAGGGCACGCAGACGTTTTATCTCCCACAGGAGGGTGATGACGTCTTCGTTCTCCCGGTTGCGCTCCTGTATCTCGGTTAATTGCTCTCGGGTAAGTGGCGGCTTGAATGGCATGGCGGAGACTACGCCAACCTACGCCGAGCCGATAGCAACGGCAGCACGAACAATGGCGCGGCGGGTAGCGGCCATCCGATCGTCATTGGTTAAGTCAAAACCAATGGCGTTTACCGGACAGCTGACACGAGTTTGATTCTTGGCGCCTTCGCAGATGATATCCATATCCAGCTTTACCGCCAGACGCAGCGCATCGCCGTCATCTGTCAACGGATTCCAAAAAATCGGAGATCCCGTATTGATGCCTTCGACAGGAGGCTTGCCATAAGCCTGGTGCACTGCCGCCCATGTTCCGGTAATGTCCGCCGCTTTGGCCGCGAGTTCAAGCATTTGTCTATCAGTCATTAATGGCTTGTTGCTCATAGATCCTCCTTGTTAGATTCCGGCTAGACCGAGTAACTGCCGGGCCTGCAATAGCAGATCATCCCGCACCGGATCGGACGCATCGCCCGTTCTGAGCTTGATAAACCCGGTCAAGTCGCGCACCAGCTTGCCAAGCGCCTGCAGTTCTTCCTCGCTGATCCGTGGCGGCTTTTCTAGATCGGCAATGAGCGAGAGCACGACTTCAGGGGCGACGATGGCACAGAAATCGTTGCGCCAGTGTTCTTTGTCATCCTCGCGGGCCTCGATCGCCTCGGAGCAAACATTTTTGATTACGGGTAGGGCGTGCAT